CGGATATCTCGAATAACAAAACTGCCATTATTCCAAAGCGAACCCATAGACCGTTTAACTACCTGCCGTATAAATTCGTCATTACCTGCCAAAGCTCGACTAGCTACCGGCGCTTTAGCAGCTGTATACGGTCTAGTCATCTTCGTTTAAATATTCGTTACGTTTGCTTTTAATACCGTTAGACGCAACCAAGCCCGATAATGTGCCGGTCAAAAAAACTACAATAGTTGACATTAAATCTATGAAAGCCGCGTCATTTGGGCTTTGTTCTATTGGCTGGCTTACAAACAATAAGCCGTAAACCATACCTACAACAATTACGCTAAAAACTAAACCTAACAGTACGCCGACGGTAACGATTAAGCGCGCGTGTAGTTCGTCTGGGCTGTATCGGTAACGTTTCACGGCGTTATCCCGCAACGGTCAGGCACATAACAAGTATTTAGTGCGCTATTTTTTACTTTTGATTTAACTGTGATTGTGTTATCGCGTGTTGTTTCGCAAGCGGTTAACATAAGTATCAGCGCAAATAACCTGTATCGCATTGCATTACGGTTCTAATGGTTGAACCGGGTCAGGTTGCGGTATTGGCACAAAATTTTGTGTTTCGTAATTGTATGTGTCGCCAATTCCTGCAAAAGTTTTACCTTCAATGTCAAAAAATGTTTCTACCCATACGCCTAAATATCGTTCTGGGTTTTCTGCCATATATTCGGCTGTAACAACGTGTACAGATGTAACAACGTTGTTGTTGTCAAGTTGTGCGAAGTATTGTGCAACCATAATTAGCGGAACCTCACGAAGATACAGCCGCTAGCGCCGCTGCCACCGCTCAAGGTTGTGCCTGTTGAACCGCCACCACCCGAACCAGTATTTGCTGTTGCATTACCACCCGTTCCCGCCGAACCGCCCGCACCCGCACCGGTCGAACCCGCTGCACCGCCAACAGTTCCAGCCCCACCACCGCCCGCGCCAACGAATGTTGTAATTGTGCCACCTGTAAAAGTTGTTAGTTGCAGCCCTGCACCGCCTGCACCGCCTGTAGTTCCTGAACCGTTAGCACCAACTGCAGCATGACCACCACCACCACCTGCGCCTTGCGATTGATTTCCTACGCCGTTACCGCCTGCGTTTCCTCGAGCATTAGATACGCCACCCGTTGAACTACCTGACGTAATATTTGACCCGCTGCCGCCGCCACCATGACCACCGGGCCGCCCTGACGATACAAATGCAGCGTCGTTACTGCCACCGCCGCCACCACCTGCAGCAATTGCAAGAGTACCGATTGAACTACCTGCACCAGTCATAGCAACTTGATTATTTGCGCCGTATGTTGCTACGCCACCTGCACCAATAGTTATTGTTTGATTGGTTGACGCATAAATTGTTGACTGCAAAACTTGTCCGCCACCGCCACCGCCTGAAGGATAAAGAGAATTTGAAGATTGTCCACCCGCACCGCCACCGCCAACTACTAAAACATCAAACAAACCTGCTTTAGTAACAGTCAAAGTGCTATCGCTTGTAAACGACAACAGCGTCATATTTATTCCGTCAACAGTAATTGAACTACTCGAACCGCCCGTAGCCGTACCGTAAGATACGCCACCCCCTAAGTTAAAAAAAGTAAAAGTTGACGCCGACAATGCAAGTAAATAGCCGCCCCCATATTGCGCCAAAGCAAGCGAACCGCTTGTGTTTATAGTTACGCCCGCACCCGCAGTAATCGTGCAAGTGCCTGCACCTTTGTTAGCGACCTGAATAACATCACCAACGGTAAAAATCGAGTTATTAACTGTAATCGTTGTAGCGCTAGCGCTGTTCATCATTGTGCGCTTTGTTTCGTCGCCTGCAATCAAAACATAGCTAGCGGTCTTATCCGATATCGGTAAATTTTGTATGTCGTTTAATTGCTGCGCTGTTAAAACAGTCGAAGCGACAAACGGAAACGGCGTAGTCATAGTGTCCTTACTTTACCCTAAAACGTTCTCGGCGTCTAGTATGCCAAAAACGGCGTCATTTAAAATTAGTTCATAAACAATAGTTGTAGGGCTAGTAAACAGCAATATTTTATGGCCGTCGCCAATATTTAACGTATGCTCTACGCCTTCTATACTTAATTCTTGCGCTAGTTCTGTAGTGCCAGCGCCGCTAGTAAACGTTTTTTCTATTGTTACCGTATCGCCTATATCTATTATGGCTACCGTATCGCGCTGGGCTGTAGTCAACATATTAAACGCCGTGCCTACAGACGTGTAGCGCGGTTCTGGTTCGCCTTCGAGCAGGTAACTAGCCAGCGTTGCGGCTGCAGTGTCGTTATGTAAAAGGCTGTTTGTAATGCTTTGGGTTTGTATAAAATATTTGGTTTGGCTAGCTGCGTCGTCTGCTATTTGCGGGTTATTGCTACCTAAAATTTGTACTACAGCCCGGTTAACTACTTGGTCAGCTTCAAAGCTAATACCTAACTGGTTAAAAGGTAGGTTTGTGCCGTCGTCGTGAAAGTCTGCTACCGCTGCGCTAAGCGTGTTACCTATACGGGGTTGAAAGGTTAGAAAACCGTCGCGCGACATAAATAGGCGGCCTTGCTCGGCGTCGTTTATTTGGGTGCAATAACTTAAAACGTTTGTGCCCTGGTTTACGGTGAACGCTGCAGCGCCGCCTAACGTTTGCGTACCTGTAGTAATAGCGCGTTGACCAGCTGGGAAGTTAACTTCTGGTAAATCTAAGACCGCTTCTAAACGTTCGTTAGTTAATTCTTCGCTTACGTTAAATTCATCTAATACGGTTTGGCTTAATAAATAAAAATCGTCTGCACAAAAAACCGTTACTGTATCTATGCCACCTAAAGCAAAGTTGTAATCGTAGTTAACTATGTAACCTTTAAAAAGATATTCAGGGTTACTTAAATTGTCGTACCGGACTAGCTCGACTTTACGCATAGGCGCTAAACCAGGTTGCGCCGTAGCAGGGTCAAAAAACGGACTAAGTTCGTCAAACGGGTTAAAAATACCTGACGTATCGCTAAGCGTAAAAGTCATAGTGCCCGTACCAAACTGGTCGCCTTGGTCGCGTCTGCCGCGCCTTACGTTTACGTTTACGCAGCCTTCTAAAACCGGTGCAAAATTTGTAGAACCGTCTAAAACGTATTGCGTATTATTTAAAACGCCTTGCGGGTTTGCGTCTAAAATAAATGCGTCTTGTACAAAACCTGTATCTACAAACAGTTCGTAATTACCTGAACCTACAACAGCTACCCCAGCCATTACGACGCAACTTGAAATTGTGAAGGCCCAGCCAAACGGTTATAGGCCAGCAAAGCATTATTGACCGCTACCGCTGTTTCTGCAGTAGTAGCCAGACCGCCCGTAACGTTAATAGTTACGTTACCTAACGGCCTGCCTTTATCTGTAGGCGCACCTACTGGCAAAAGCGTAGGGATAGTAGGCGCTGTAAGGCTTGGCGTTGTTATATCTTGATTAAAACCAGCACCAATACCTTTAACGTCAGCTAAATTTATACCCTTTTTACCTAGTTTGACTTGCGCTATCGCCATAGCCGCCTCAACGCCTGCTAAGTATTGTTGCGCGTTAGAAACGCCTGCCGCGTAAAATTTGCTTGCCGATACTTCGCCAATACGTTTAGCAATTGCGTTGACTTCTTCTACAAGTTTGTTAGCGCGTAAAACGTTTTCGCTAGACGCTAAAAGTTCTTTAGCTATCTGGCTACCGCTATCTATACCAGCGTCTATAACCTGTTGCAAAGCTTCGCTACTTAAACCAGCTGCTAACAGTTGCTCGACTAGGTCAGCAAATTCTTTAGCTTTATCTGCTTGTTTTTGTAGCGCACTAAAAAACGTTAAACCTGCGTCTTCGCCGCCTTCTTCAAACGCATTACCAAAATTAAGCGCGTTAGTAATAACGTCAGAAACTGACTTACTAAAATTGTCAAATTCGTTTTGCGCTGTTTTTAAACGTTCTTTAGCGCCGTCTAACGCGTCGCCCATTTCTTTATTAAGTGCAGCCGCTGCTTCTTTAGTTCGGTCTGCCATTTCTTTAAGTTTTTTGCTAGCGCCGCCGGTGCTACCGCCTGCGTTTTCGCCTAAAAGTTCGGCCATATCTGCAGCCGCTTTAGCGTCTTCTGCTAGTTTTTTGGCTGCAAAACTTGAATACCCAGACGCGCTAGCCATATTGCCAATACCAGCCGTAAAGCGCGTAAAGCTGTTTTCTAACGCGCCTATGTCTATTAAATTGTCAAACGCTTTACCCATTGTTTTAATGGCGTCTAAAGGCTGACCTGTAACAAACTGAAACGACGCTTTACTAACTATTGCAAATTTATAAATCGCGTTAGCGGCGCGCGCAGCGTTAACAGCCACAAATTTAAAACCGTTAACTATTTGTGTACCGCTAGAACCCAATTCGTAGGCGGCTTGCTGTAAACCTTTAACAAAACCCTTTTCACCAATAACCGTAGCTACGCGTTCAAATGCCGGTACTACGTTGTCATTTAAAAACCTTACGACGTCTAAAAATATTGGTAAAAATGCTTGTCCTAATTTTTGTTGTATGTCGTCAAATGTTGCGCCTAAGATTTTTTGTTGTGCTGCTAAACCGTCGCTGGTTCTAGCAAAGTCGCCTTGCGCGTCTGCAGTCTGCAAAAAGATTACGCGTTGCGCTGCTAAAACTTTTTGCTGCGCAGTCAATGCTTTATTGCCGCTATATATACCTAGTTCGGTTGCGGCTGCTTTTAGCGTTGCGTCATCTAGTAGCACGCCGTATTTGCGTAACGGTTCGGCTTCACCTCGAAGCGCTGAACCTAACGCTGTTATAGCGTCATCTACCGAAGTGTTATTAAATGAAGCTAAGTCAGCGGCAAGGGTTACAAGTTCGGTAGCAAAGTTAGATAGGTCTTTACCAGCCAGGCCAGCGGATTTACCAAATATTGCAAACGTGCCGGCTGCGTTTAATGCGGCTGTTTCGCTTATGCCTAACGCCGTATTAGCTGTACGGGCAAAACCTTCAACTTCTTTAGATATTGCGCCAAAAACTACAGTATTTTTGCTTATGGCTTCGTTAAAGTCTGACGCGCTTTGAATAGCTTTATATGCAAAAACGCCTACAGCTGTAGCCGCGCCCGCAATAGCTGCGCCTGCAATTAGCGTAGATTTTGCTAGCCCGCTAAAACCTTTATTAGCGTCAACGCCAAAAGCGCCTAAAGCTTTTTGTGCGCGGTTTAACCCTTTATCGTCAAACGTGCTAACTATCGGTATGTTAATTGCCATAACGCACCTTTAATTTTTTGTTTAACACTTCTGCTACGTCATCTACAATTTGTTTAACGGCGTACTGCACGCTATACCTATGCTTATTTACTGCCGGGTCTATTGCGCGCGGCTGGTTGCCTACTTCTACATTTAAGTTAGTTACAAACTGGCCTTTAGTTTTAATGCCTGCGTGGTCATAGATAGCGCCTGCTGCGTCTGTTTGTTGTGCCACCATAAGTTCGTAGGGCCTGGCTTTAAACGTAACGCTGTGGCTTTCGCGTGGGTTAGTTTCGGCGTCAAACTTATCTTTAAACTGAACCGTGCCGCCTCGACTAGCGCGCCTACCTACTTTAATTTTTAACCCAGCTTTAGCAGTTTTGTTTGACCAATACACTTCGCGGCCTTTAATAAGTTTGCCGCGCACCATACCCGATAGCGGCGGTACGTCGCCTATCAGTTGCCTAGCAGTGTTAATAATTGGCGTACCAGCGCCTTTAATATCTTTAGTTACTTGTCGTCTATAAACCTTGTCAAACTTGTTTAACTCAGCAAGCGTTTTTTGTACGCCTTCAATTTGCATAGTTACTTTGCTAGACATACGTTTTATTTCTATTGTTCAAAATTTCTATTACCGCGTAAACGTCGCCTAGTTCGTAGGGTACGTCAATAGGCCAATAACCAGTAGCTACAAGTATTTCGGCCATTACATACCTTAAGCTTCCAGGTCTGCTTTTGGGTCGTGCTGCTCGACTACTTCAATGTTTTTTAAACTGCCAATAAATAAATCTAGGTTTGCTGGCACTGTAATTTTGTTTAACCGGCTGGCTTCGTAGCACATAAACGCTAAATCTTCTACGCCTATGCCTGCCGCCATATCTGACGCTTTGCGCTTATATTTTCTTTCCCACGCGACCAGCGTCATTAGGTTTGTTTGTACTTCGTATTCTGTGCCGTCGTTAAATACGGCTTTTAGTGTTAATTGCATTACTTGCCTTTCTCGGTACGGCGTTTATTAAACGCGGCTTGTTTTTTGTTAATTCTCAGCGGCCAAAGCCGCGTCATCACGAAACAGCTTTAGCTAATGTGCCACCTGTAAACGTAAGCGTAATAGTGCTTAGTTCACCTAGCGAAGCGTTAATAGGCGTATGGCTTTCAAGATATGCGCCGGTCAAAGTATATTTAGGCGCGTCAGCTGCAGGCGTAACTAAACCTGCTGCAGTAGGCGAAACTGTAATAGTTGTTTGAATACCTACAAGGCCATAAATGGTGGCTTCTGTTTCTGACGCTGCATAGCTTTGATAAAGCGTTACTTCAAACGTGTTATTTTGTAGCGACGTAATAGACGAACCGCCAAACTTGCGTGCAGTATCACCAAACGCAGTAGTTTCTAACTGCTCTTGCGTAAACGTCAAAACTGCGCTAGTGGCCTG